GTTTTCCATCTGTTCCAACAAAATCTTTTAGATACTCAAATCCAAATATCCCTAGAAACTTATTATGCTTTACATCACCAATTTCATGTATCGCATAAATATCATTTCTGTGTATCTCAAACAACTTCTTGAAATCACCCAACAAACTTTGCTTAACTTTCTTTGTCCACCTTACACAATCACAATGAATAAAGGTGAACCCACAATCATTTTCCAAGAAGACAATGTAATCATTGTTATGAATTACTGGAATCTTCAAGCTGTCTGTTGTTGTTCTTGTTGTTGAGTAGCTGCCGCAGCTTGTGCTTCAGCCGCTTGTTGAGCAACTACTGCCGCATCATGCACTGCTTGTTCTTCAGCCGTGTACTCCACCTTAGTGATTACGCCTGTTTCTATGTTTACTTCAATTCTGTGTGTCATGATGTTTACTCGTAAAGGATGTTAATTGTTCCAGCATCAAAAGAATCAATTTGATTTAACGTAGTTATGTTTATTCTATCCAAAACTCCAGATAAAGTTACATTACCTCCACCAAGGTTAGTGTAGTTAAATCCTGTATTTGACATTACATGACTTTCTACCCAAACATTACCAGATATGTTTGTCAAAACCATGTGACCATAAACAGCAATACTTGCATCATTAGTTTGAACTCCAAAACCAGTACTAAATTGAGCAGCTCCAATTGCAGGAGCAGGATTTAATTGTTGAGCGCATCCCAAATAACCGCTAGTTGTAACGCTTCCAGAGCCAACTTGAACAAGCCATACCAATGATCCGTTACTAGATAGGCCATTAAACATTATTGTGATGCGCTTAACCCAACTAGGGATAGAACTGAATAAAACTGCTGTTCCGCTTGCTGTTACCGCAGTACCAGAAGTAAGAACACCAACTCCTGTTGGAGTTCCAGCTATTACAGGACTAGTTAGAGTTTTATTTGTTAAAGTTTCTGATCCCGCAAGTGTAGACAAAGTTCCGGTTGTGGGGAATGTGACATTTGTTGCTGCTGTCAGAGTCCTTGTATAAGCATAGTTTCCAGAGCCTGTAACAGTCATTGCTGCATTATTTGCAACCCCTGTACCACCTTGATCTGCTCCTAAAGTACCTGCAGACACCAAACCTTTAGACGAGTCTGTAAACACAATCTTAGAGGCTGTCAAACTAGAAAGAATTGGCTGTGAAGTTAATGTCACTACACCTGTTAATGTTGATGCGCCAGTAACAGCTAATGTACTAGAAACAGCCAATGTAGGAATTGTTACTGTACCAGTAAAGGTAGGACTAGCCAAATCTGCTTTGGTTGCAACAGCAGTAGCAATGTTATTGAATTCAGTATCAATCTCAGTGCCTTTGACAATCTTCAAGGCATTGCCAGAAGCCAAAGCATCTTTGGTTGCAAAGTTGGTACTTTTTGTGTAATTAGTCAAAATATTCCCCTTTAACTCATCTTGCCAGTTTTGGCTTGAATTTCAATCTTCTGAATAGACAATGCAGAACCGTCAATGTCAGATTCATAACCTGTTTGCACAACCTTGCCCGATCCAGACGCTGCAACTGTCAATGTCTGTAATGCAACACCATCAGAATAATACGCAATAACTGTTGCATTTGCACCATACTCGGCAGTGCCATAGTAGTAAACATCTTGCTCTGGAATTGTTGTGTTGCTGGACAAATAATTTGTCTTGAAATCAAATCCCCACTTAAACGTAACGTCTTGATTTGTTCCACCAATAACAACAATAGACAATTTCTTTAAAAGAGAAGTTACATTCTGGTCACCAAGATCAGCATGGTTCGTGTAGTACAGCATCCTGTAAGAGCTTGCATAATCTTGGTAAGTTCCATACAAACCTACATATCCATTCTGACCTATATAAAGCGTACCATTCCTACGGAATAAAAACGATTTAGGCGTGATTGAGTCCCATGTAGTAACCCTTGCAGAACCATCAGGAAGATATGCTTTGGTATCAAAACACCAAGTAGTGTCAATAGTTGGAGTCACCAACAGGTAAAACGCTTCTCTTTCAGAATAAATAGACTTGATGTTTGCCAGTGTCTCACCAGCTACAGTACTCATCAAGTCATTGCGAATATTCTTAGACAAGTCTCGTTCTGGTGCAGACTTTTCTTGCACCGTTCTCATCAATGATCTGACACCAGAATTAGATAAGAACAGAACATCAGTGCTGGTTGTCTGAATGCTATCCCTAGCAATACAACCAATGCCCTCAACAGTGTCACTCAATTGCATTGAGGCTGGTGTAGTTGCACCTTGATAAATGAGAATCTGACGCTTACCAAAGATAAACAGGAAGCCATTATGTGCAGCAAGTCCTGTAATTTCATCAGCACCATTGACCCACACACGGTCTACATTCAAAGAACCTGATGTACCTGTTGACCAAACATGACCAGCAATCAAGTCAGAAAAATAAACAGTTGAAGTATTAGTAGAAGTACTTGCAGACCATAATCTACCAAAAGCAGAGATAACAATGTTTCCATTTGGAACTGTTGCTACATAACCTGTTTTCTCAGAAACTCTGCGGAATGTAGTTGTACTTACAGCAGGATCATAAATAAGAGGGTCATAACCTACTTGAAAGAAATAAGTTATTGAATTCAAAGAAGCACATTGCCAATTGCTTGCCGTAATAGTTGGCGCAGTACCCCCACCCCCATAGGTAAGTTCTACAACAGCATTAGAACCGTCAAGTTTGAATAATTTGTTGTTTCCAGCAAATAGAACAGTCAAAGTCCCATCAGCTTGCACTAACTCATGAATGACTTTTACATCATTTGCACCAAGATTACCAGAAGAAGAATTGACTCTTGACCAACCTTTGCGTGAACCAATACGACCATACTGGTCAATGATGCAGTTTGTTGCAACTAAAGCAAAGCCAGCATTCAAATCAAGAGGCGAGTCTTGAGTGTTCAACCCGTAAAATCCTGGGGCTGAGATGCTGTATGTTAGAATTGCTTGGCTCATACTGCAACAAACTCCTGATTTTCAGGGTAGCGAGTGCCTTCCAAAGCAATCTGGTCAGACAACATAGATTTGTACAGCAAATATGCCTCAGATGAAGACAGACCGCCATCTTCACCACGCTCAACCAATGCTCTTGCATAAGCATTCTGAGCCACTAAAACATCACTCACCAGTACAACTGTTGATCCAGATGATAGTGTTGCTTGCGGAACTGTCAAAGCAAACTTAATTGTGTATGCACCATCAGGGATTGGATAAAGATTTACCTTTGTGTCGTATGAAGCATCAACTCCATCAAAAGCAAATTCAGTGGGGATTGAATTGACCAGTGGAGTAAAGTTTAACTTGCGATTCATATCCACAAAGCTAATGTTTGTTAGGCCAACATTGCTTGTGGTGTTGATTACATCCATCACTTGAAACTTCTGACCAGCACCCGTCAAAGCATAAGATGCTGTAGATGCAGTAGTAGTGACTGTGATTGTTTGACCTAATGCGTTCCACGAAAAAGCATCTTCAATCTGACGCTTTGCATCATTGACAAACTTGCCAATCAGAGTCGAATAAGATGTTTCAGTTGTTGTAGAGACAGTTGTCTCACGCAACCTTACGAGTACATCATTGATTAATTCAAGGTAGGTCATGTTCTAGTCAATCCTTCTTCTTCAATGGTAACTACTACTGAAAATGTAGATGCCGCCTCAGATTGTGCTTTAAGTATGTCGCCTTCTTCCATTACAAAATAGGATACGCCGCCCCAATCTTGGGTAGTTTTAGTAGTTAAAGCAGTTTCAAATACAAGAGAATATGTAGCAGATGCAGAGGTATCTGTCCAACTAAAAGAAATATGTTTTTGCGAACCTGTATTAACTGCTCGTAACAGTACGACCCTTGCATAGTAACCAGTAGGTACTGTATAAAGGGTTGTCAGCGTGTTTGCTGTAAGATTTGCGCCAACTGATAATGCTCTCATTTTGCTTTTGCCTTGTTCCTTGCGGATATAGCTTGAGCTTTTGCCTTTGCGTCAGCCTTTGAGGTTGCACCCCATGCCTTAAGCGAAAGAAGCAGTCTTGTTGGTTCACCATCCTTGTACTCAGCACCGCTGTTACCAGCCATACGAGCCAAGAAACTTGCCCTGCGAGGGTTATCCCCCGACTTTACTGGAGGTTTCAAATTACCCCCAGTTTCCTGATTATAAGATGATCTACCCTTGGCATTCAAGCCGCCTTTTGGATTTTGACCAGCTTTTGTTTGCCAAGTGGGTGTTTTCATTTACTTCACCTTTTTAGGCTTCTTTGCAGTCTTTGCCGCTTGCTTGAAGTCAGCAGCAGTAGGTGCAGCTTTAGACCCCACCTTGTTCATCTTTTCACCAGAACCCGCTTTTATACGAGCCTGTTTTGCATGAATGTTGGCATAAAGTCCAGTCTTCATTTCATCTTCTTCTTAGGCTTGGTCATTCCGGCTTCAGACAAAGCAATAGCAACTGCTTGCTTCTGAGACTTCACAACCTTGCCAGTTTTAGAGCCAGAGTGCAATTCACCCTTGCCATACTCAGTCATAACCTTGCTAATCTTTTTTTGGGCTTTAGTTTTCATTTTCCACGTCCTGCTTTTTTCATCATGTTAGTAGCAGTCCGACCACCACGAGTAGGCATACCCTTGGGTTTGCCTACTGCAACCATGATTGCAATAGGAATACCCTTTTTAGGGGCATTGGCGGGAGTTTTAGGTTTAGTCTTCATATCAGTCCTTTTTGATTGAACCACCAGATTTCCAAGCATCACAAGTGCGGAGTGCTGCACAAGTAAAGTGAAACAATTCGCAGAATCCTAGATCAGCAGCTTCAATAAACTGTTCATCATAGTCAAGTTCATTAGGTGAGCTTTTGCCCTTTTCCAATCCATCTTTGATGCACTGCATCATTGTTGGTGTCTGGATAAATGCCGCACAGTTTCCACAACGCATGGTTTTGACAACATCAGTGGGTGCGTTGTACATCTTGGCTTTCTTCAACCAAAACGCTTCATTGGGTTCAAGTGGGTTTGGCGCACCATAGCCAAAGTTCTTGAAAGCATTATTGCGATTCTTTAGGTTAAGAGTCACATCCTGAGTAGGAAGTGGGCAAACTTTGCCTGATAAGAGTCCTTCTTTCATTTCCACAGCTTATCAGCAATAAAAGTAATGACCCCGCCCATGATTGAGGCAATCGTCATCCCCATCCAAAATCCACCTTTGCCTTTGTTTGCTAGTTCAAGCAAGGCTTTTACATCGGTACTCAATTGAGTAACCTGACCATGCAAAGTCTCTACTTGAGCCTCTAACCGACCAAAATCACGAGCATCTATCTCAGACATTTGCTACCTTTCGGGGCCGACCCATACGCTTGATTGTTGGAATTACAGGCGCACGAAATGCGGTATCTGTCCTAGTTTCTGATTCTATGGTTACTTCTGGCTCGTCTATCCTTACATATCCTTGATGACCCTTCATGGAGTCAATGTCATGCTGATATGTAAAAGTTACAGTGTTACCTGATTGAAGACAGCGAAAAGTAGCCATAAAACCCTTTAAATGAGAAAGGGGGGACTAGCCCCCCAATCTTTACACAGTGCGAACAACCACACATTTAACTGTTGTGGATGCCAAATCCAATGTGCCACCTGACTCGTTTTGAAAACGAATAGACACCACATTAGCTGCTGAAACGTAAGGAGTGATAGAGATGCCTGAAACATCTACGCCCAAACTTACATTCATTACAATATCGCCCAATTTAACTCCGGGAACGGCTATTGTGTTTGTCTCTCCGACACCATCTCCAAGAGATGATGCGTCCAAAGTCGCTGTAACAGACCAAGTATCAGAGAATAAACCCCGAAATTGATCTGTGCCACGACGACTTGTTACTGCTGTTGCTGCTGCCATTTTGATTTCTCCTAATTAGGTTAAAAAAGTCCCCCCACCACTAGGGCAGGGGGCGCAACTGCAATTAGGCAGGAACTAAGAGAGCGAACATTGATGCAGATTTAGCTGCACTAACGCTTGCGGCAGAACGAAGAATCTGAACACCATAAAGAGTGTCAGAAGTGAACAGAGTAGCCAAATACTCTTGTTTGTACTGGATTTGTGAACGAACAGCAACTTGCTCAACCAGCACCATTGAATCACGGTGACCCATCAAACAAACTCGTGCAGCACCAGTTCCTGATGCAGTATCAGTATTACTTGACACAAACACAGGGATACCATACAGGTTACCAATCTCACCAGTGCGGATAGTATTGTTTGTACCACCAACAAATGCTTGTTCAGTGTAACGAGCCAAACCCATCAAAGTGTTGCGGCTTGATGGAGGGATGATGAAGAAACGCTGATCCATTGGTGTATCAGTGTCATCAAGACGCTGAATAGTGCGGCGAATGGCAGCATCGGTCAATGCTGACTCATTGTTGTTTGCGGCAACATAAGCAGTTGTACCATCACCACCAATAAACGCACCAGTTGCATAAGCATTTGTTCCAGCACCGCCGTTGGTTGAA